GCTGCATGCTCGTCACCAACGTATGTTGCTGTACCAGAAACTGCTGCTTGGTTGAATGTTTCTTCAGTTGCTGCTAGTGAACGTAGTGAACCTAGAACTTCCTGATCAATTTCAGCAGTAATTTCTTGTGCTAGAGCAGCCATTACTTCTGCTTCAACGTCGATGCCATGCATTGACTGTGCGTCTTGTGCTGCTTCAAATGTCCAACGAGCTTGTAGTTTGCGTGTTTTTGCTTCTACAGGCTGCTTTAGGATCTGGATACTTAGTTGTGAACCACCAGTACCTTCTTTTGCTGCAGTTGTATCAGCACGACCTGTTGTAGTCGAACCTGAATATGCTGTAGCAATTTTGAATGGTGATAGTGCTTCGTCACCTGCTACTGTGTCTGTATCAAACGGTGCACTTGCTGTTGAAGTGACTGTGTCTGCATAGCGAACACGTAGAGTGTGGATCTGACCCACTGGACCTTGCATTGGCTGAACACCAACGATTTCGTTAGCAATAACAGTTGGCATAACACGACGGATAACTGGTAGGATAACACGGTTTAGTGTTGCTACGTTACCTGCTGCTGATGCACCTGTTGTTGCTGCCTCTTTCAAGTATTTGCGTGTGTTCTCTAGAACAACACTCATGCTGTTGCGGCGATTACCTTCTAGACCTTCAAGAAGTGCATCTTTGGTATCGTCCCAACGGCTTTCTAGTAGTACGTCTGACATTAATTGTCTCCTCATTAGTACTTTATTTCAAGCCTGCAAGTTTGCGGATGTCAACAATGTTGCTGTCATCTTCAACCTGGACTGTTTTTTGTTCTTTATTACCTGTTTTTACTGTGCGGCTTTCGTTAATGGATTCTTTCTTTGATTCCTTGATCATTGATTTGCCGTCTAGCACTGCTGGTAGGTAACGGTCGAAAGCAGTCTTCAACTTTGAAGTCTGTACGCTTTCAAGTAGGTCAGTCATAATCGCTGCCTTATCTTTGTTGAGTGGCTTCAATAGTTCGTTCATTGTTTCTTTACGCTGAACACCCTCTTGAATAATTGCAATTTCTTGCTCTTTGCTCTCAACTAGTTTAGCCTTCTCTTCAAGACTCTCATTGATTTGAGCAACTTCTTCTGCTTGCTTTGCAACAGCAGCTTCTAGTTCCTTAATCTTTTGGTTTTCATTGAGGTGACTTGCAGAGAATTCTGTAGCAAAAGTTTCGAAAATTTTACGTCCGAAAGTATTCTCTTTTGCAATCTGAATATCTTCTTTAAGTTGAGTCATTTCACCTTTTAGATAGTCAGTTACTGCTTCGTTTACTGCACGGCTTGTGTGCTTAACAAACTTTTCTTTAAGTGTGTCAAACTTTTCACGAGCCTCTTTAACTAAACGAACCTTAGTTTCAACAACATCTTGACGATCTTTCTGGAACTCACCGATTTCTTCAGCAAGTTGTGATGTAACAAACTCTTCTAGTTTGCCAATCAACGCCTGCTGTTGAGCACGTTCTGTGTGTAGTTCTTTAATTTCTTCACTAAGTGTTTTAACTAAGAAACTGTCAAATGTGCCAGTGGCTTCTTGCATTTTTGCAACTGCTTTGGCACGATCTTCTGCTGCTGCTTTACGCTCTTCAGCAATTTGCTCAAGTTCAGCAGTAAGACCTTCAGTAACCATACGATCTAAGGCTTCAACCATAGTAGATTTATCATGCTCATAGCGTTGTGCAAACTCCTCACGAAGTTCTGCAGTAACCTGCTGACGAGTTTCGTTCATCTTTGCTTCCCATTGTTCAGCAATGGCAGAACGAGTTTCCTCATTAACAAGGTCGCTATCTAGTAGTGGTTTGATAGCATCTAGCATTTGGATCTCCTAGATCTTTAGATCCCTGATAAGACGAATCATTTCCTCTTTCAGGTATTTTTGCACTTTGGCGTCACCGTTTGCTTCACGAGCAACGTCTAGTACTTTATGCCCCCCACGCATGTTAAGTAGTCCTTCGTAAATCGCTACTGGATATGCATTTGGTGCACTGGGTTGTGCCACAACGTCAACTGTGACAATTTCAAAATCACTAACATTACCAGTGGATTCGCTAACGTTTCCACTGCCTCTGCTACTGACTCCAAGTTTTACTCCGCTCTCCAACATGGTTTTAACTAAATTACCCATTGGAGTTGG